ACCAGGTGAATTTGGATTGTATGCGGGTGAACCAGGAGGATACGCAGGTGAACCGGGAGGATATGCGGGTGAACCAGGAGGATATGCGGGTGAACCAGGAGGATATGCGGGTGAACCAGGAGGATATGCGGGTGAACCGATTGGAGTAGTTGAAGGAGTGGTTGATTCAGATATCGGTGTATCTGAATGTTTATTTTCTTTGAGAGCCGTAGCCAAGTTGTTACGTGTCATCGAGATAACTTCAGTAGGTGAAATATCGGGGCTAAATAATAACTTATCAATGTTTTTGGAAAATGACATGTTCTCTAACTGCTCGATATTGTCGTCAGTGATTAAACGCATCTGTACGTTTATAGTCTGTAATTCTTGTATTAACAATTTTAATGTATATGGAACATTTACTACACTGAAACTACGTCCATATTTACTTATTTGTTCTACATGTTCGGTACCATCTAACGAACCAGTAAATTTAAGTGGACCATCAGCCATAGGACTCAGTAATATATTATTTGACTCATTATAAACAGCCATCATTCCGGTTGTGTTACAAATCGCAATCTTATATTTATCAGCGCGGTCCATCATTGATTCGCGTAGAAATTCAGACGCACCATGTGAAATGACAACATCACGTTCCATTTCTCCTATACGTAAACCACCATCATTCGCACGTCCGGATACTGGTTGACGGGTCAATTGTGTATTTGGTCCACGTGCACGATAATTTACCTTGTCCTTTACCATATGTTTCAATCTCATATAATAATTTGGACCCATAAATATTTCAGTTTCGATCTGTTCGCCAGTCATGCCATTATATAACAATTCATTTCCACTTGAATGATAACCCACCTTTGTTAGCATATCTCCAAATACTTTGATTTTAGAACCTTTATTATTAAACGCCGTACAGTCGCCAAATCCACCATATTCGGCCACCGCTTTTCCTACAATGCATTCTACCAAATGACCTATAGTCATACGAGATGGTATCGCATGTGGGTTAATTATTATATCAGGACGAACTCCATCTCGTGTAAACGGCATATCTTTTTCTGGAATTACTAGTCCAACTGTTCCTTTTTGACCGGCACGAGATGCCATTTTATCGCCAATGTTTGGTATTCTAACTTCGCGAACTCGTACTTTGGCAATACGTTTGCCTTCTTCTCCCTCAGTAATGAATGTTTTATCAACGGTTCCAATTTGACCCTTTTTAGTTGTTTTTGACATATCAGTAACAATGTCGGGTTCGCCAGAATTTTTAGACGTTAATCCAATTAACACTGTTTTATCTTTTATTTCTGTATTTTCTCGTATAATACCATGTTTATCCAACTTGCTATAATCATAGCCGGGTTTTGTCCCAACTATGTGCGGTTCAGACTCAATGTTAGTAAATGTTTTATCAATACTATCTTCTCCTTGTTTGCTTAATTCTTCATGTGTTTCATACGTCGTATAATAAGTTGTTTGAAACAATCCTCGTTTTAATGCTCCTTCGTTAAATAAAATGGCGTCTTCCACGTTATATCCAGTATAACACATGATTGCAACAATTGTATTCTCGCCATATGGATTTTCTTCTTTGTTAATATAATCTAAATACCGCGACTTTACTAATGGTGTCTGACCCGATGTTAGCACAACTGCGGTCTTATCCATTCGTACCTGAAAATTACTATGATACATAGAACACGCCTGTTTACTTTGACCGCATGAAAATGAATTACGAGATGCCGGATTATTTTCTGGAAAGTTAATAATGTTCGCCATTGTGCCAAATATTAACGATTCGTGAATTTCTAGATGAGTATGCTTATCTTGTGTAGTTTTTTCTAGGTCTTCTTTATTTAATGCGATTAACGCATTTTCGGTTTCATTTGTATCAATATAATCAATTATTGCTTTCTCTTCTAGGAATCGTTTCATTCGTGCAGGATTAGTCTCCGAATTAATACCTTCGTACAATTCAGATAATTCATACATACCATAGTCATTGGGATTAAAGTCAGACACACTTTTCTTATTAAATCCACTAACTAAATCATTCCACGTATAATCATTTTCATCAATGCGCTTCCGTATATTATCCTTATCAAATGACATTTTATTAGTATCGGGATCGCGATAAAAAATAGGACGACAAATACGACCTGCGTCATTATAAATAAAAATAGTATTTTGAGCGATTTCAAAAGTTACGCTTGTATAAATTGGTAATAACCCATTGCGTCGAAATAAACGTATTTTATCTACAGTTTCACTTGGATTAGTAATCGCACCGCACCATAATCCATTTATAATGACTTTTGTCAATGTTGATAATTTAAAGGGAGTACATTCTTCTAATAGTTTCATTTCTGCCTTCTCTCTCAGCCAATTAATCATTGGTTCGCGAGAAACCCCTTGGGTTATATATGCCGTTATTGCCATATGTTTATGTATACCGATGTTACCACCATCAGGGGTATCAATTGGGTCAAACATACCCCATTGTGTACTATGAAGGACACGAGGGCCAATTAATTTAACACTCGCATCAAGAGGTAAATTAGTTTTACGTAGGTGACTCAGTGCGGAATTATAAGAAAGGCGATTTAAATCTTGTACTACACCTATACGCTTTGTATGTGATTGCGACCCCCAATTACCATTAAATGCTACTCTGAACCCCTCTTCTACGCTTCGATTACTTAATATCTGTTTATAATTTTGTTCTATTAATGATTGTAAATTATCTTCAAAATCAGCACGGTTAAATGTTAGTATGGATTCAAACCCTAAATGAATTTCACGAAGTTGAATATTATAATATTCTCGGAATAAATCGTACATAAGCGACCCAACCAATTCAATGCGCTTATATTTGAAATTATCTCTGTCAGTTGGCTCTTCATTACCATTATATACAGACAACAATCGAAATGTAATATATCCCAAATAATATGCTTTATCAATATAATTTGTCTCGCCGACATGTGGTAAAAAATAGTCGGCTAATATTTCAAGTGCGTGCGATACGGTTTTTCCTTTTGTAAATGATGCTATATATTTTAATGCGGTTCGCTGTGTCATTATTCCTCCTGCATCGTGAACGGAAGGAATAAACATATCAACCATATTATCATATTTTTCTATGTCGAGTAAACACATTGTAATGATATCCTTGTCTGAAATAATACCAAGTGCCCGAAATACAATAAATAAAGGTACTGGTTTTCGTACATTGGGAATATTTACAACAATATTTTTGAATGTTGAAGTAGTTGACATCATTTTCACCGATAATGTTCGAATTGGTTTTGATGCGTTCTCCGAAACAGAACGAATCTCTGCTGAATATAAATATTTGTCATCTCCTGATTTACGGATATATAACATATTATCTCCAAACTTTTCTTGGGATACTACTGTTTTTTCTTTTCCGCGAATTATAAAATATCCACCATGATCGTTACGGCATTCGCCCATAGTATGTCTCACTTCTGATGGTAATCCAGATAACACACAATAATTTGATTGAACCATAATAGGAAATCTACCTAGTAATACCTTTTCAATAGTTACTGTTCGAACCTGTTTATTCGTATCAACCATTGATTTTTCGGTAACCTCGCGAATTAATGCAGTATCGTCTGTAGTTGCGTTTTGGAGTATTCGTTTATTGCGTCGTTTAGTCGCACCACCAACCATAACTTTCGGCTCTTCTTCGAGGTCATCTACGTTGGAATTTTCTTTTATATTTATAAATTCTTCAACGTTGGTCGAACTTGTCGTACTAAATAGTTCGTCGGGTCCTACTAATTGAGGGTCTTGACCGTCTTCTAGTATGTCAATATACTCAATTTCAATGTCGTAATGTACGGTCATTCCATACGTCATATTACGTAGTCGTGCTTCATTTGGAAACATATAATGTGAATTGTCATCGTCATAAATTACCGGTTTACCAAAAAATATTTTATCCCCATTTTTACCGCCAAAATGCATAATACATTTAGAACGATAATCGTCAATCGATTCATCATATTTTGTTTTTATTTCAAGAGGATTTCTCTCTTTAAATATCTGAAAAATACCTTTCTTGAAAAAATCATTATACGATTCAGTATGGTGTCTTACTAAACTTTGCGGATTGTTGTCAAAATATTTGTCAATTATCTTCCATGTTGTTGAATGGTCCATAACACTGTATATAAAGTAGAGGCATATATTTATACATTTTTACAAATATTGTTTTAGTGAATTGATGATTATTTTCTATGTCTTGTATATAATGGATAATCTTCTTGAATCTTTTTTTGGTCCACTCAATAAAGACTACTGTCTTTATTTTTACATTCTCTCTGTAATAGGATTTATTTTACTCACTATGATGTTAGCTACTACATTAATGGTTGGTATCACTAAACGCAAAGGAATCGACTTCTACTTACAATCCGTATCTGTTGCAATCGCATATGGTATTTTTTACTTCCAAAACCGCCTCTTATATAGCATGTGCGTAGGAAATCAATAAATTATACTTTAGTATATAATATAAACTCATGGATATTTTATATTATAGTAATTATTGCCCTCATTCGCAAAAGGTCTTGCAAACCTTGGTAAAAGGAAATTTAAGCGATAAAATTAGTTTTATATGTATCGATAAGCGACAAACAGACAATAAAAACGGTCAGACCTACGTACATCTCGAAAATGGAGGGAAAGTAGTTTTACCTCCAAACGTGCAAAGTGTGCCTTCACTATTATTAGTGAAAGATAACTATCGAATTATTTGTGGAGATGAAATTCTACGATTTTACCATAAGGATTTGAAATCACAATCCGATATCGCTACGAAACAAAATGGAGAACCGTCATCATATCAATTAGTCAAGACTACTGGGGGTACAAATGTTACATCCGAACAATATACGTTATATGATATGAGCCCTGACGAGTTGAGTGCAAAAGGCAGTGGCGGTAATCGTCAATTATATAACTATGTACCTGTTTCGAATAATATGAATTTAATACCTACTCCAGATGATACTTATAAACCCGATAAAGTATCAAATGATGTCACCGTTGACTCACTTCAACAACGTAGAATGGATGAAATTAATGAAATTATGCCAAATAAACAACCATTCGGACAACAGGTCATCTAGTATCACAAGTTCAGTCAAAATAAAAAATATAACATAAACAATATAAACGTTCAGTCGTTATGTTTTACATAATCATAATGACTGATAAACCAACATTAAGTCGCGCGTTTAATAAACATTTTTTAGAATTTCTAGAAGATATTCTTTGTATTTATCCCGACAGTCAGGAAATCAGTAAGGCAAAGGTCTCATTTGAAACCATTAAACGTGCAAATCCAGCACTGGTAATTAAAGCATGGTATCAAAATGTATATACTACATACCAAAGTATCATTGATTCAGGGGATATTAGTTTCTTTGTTGATAAGGATTATTCACATGATCTTCAATCTGTGACTAATGCAGGTGAAATTATTAAAATGATTGAAAATATACGCGGACCTATTCGAAACATGGATGAATCGAATAAACAGCATTGTATGACATATATTCAGAACCTTAGTAAACTATCCACTGTGTATAACACTATGTAATTACACCGAAATCAACAAATATAATATTTCAACAGGATCCATTCTATTTAAATATTGTTTTATTCGCGATCGCGTAACTTTCATTTTATTTTTCTTCTTAAGAGAAGAAATGTAAATCCGTTTATGAAATAATTCCAAATATCGAGCATATTTTTCAGGTATCGAGGTTTTACGTTTATGTATATATTTGTTTATATAAAAGTTATGTAAATGTGTAATAGTTCGTTCATATTCATTATGTATCTTATAACGCAATGATTTAGTACTTCCGTGTATTTGATTATATTCATATAATTTATCAATACGTCGTACACATAAATATTCATATAGGTGATACGAATCGAACGATAATAACGTCTTCTGTGTCGAATAATTCGGACATATCATCTTTGTATGTATGCCCGTATTTGTATCTGTTAATACATATCCTATATTATTTTCATAAAACAATAGGTCATTATAACCTGCAATATCATACTGTTTGGGAAAGTGTATTATACCTTCAATATCCCTTAAAAAACTATCATTTTCATATTCTAACATTGGTATATATCGAACATTGTTATTTATCAACTCATATACAGATATCAAATAGAACTGACGGTCAGTTTCATTTATCGCAATTGTATTGAATATAAATGTATAACAATTCGATGTATTTAAATAATCTAGAACGGGACTGTCACTGTCGGCATTAAGGTGGAATATTGATTTGAACTTTTCTATTATATTGTGTGTATCTTTACCGGACACAATTCTCCATACATCACATCGTTTATCATAAAATAAATGTAACATTATACCGTCTATATATTCTTGAATTACTATATTTGATGTTATATTCGGATAACGTGACATAAATTCAGTAGTTATTAATGTTTTTGGAGGAGAATAACATAAGAGTTCTTTCTCAGGATATGAATAAATTACTAATTTATACAATCTAGTTTCAGCGTCATTATAGCATAACATATCCTTATTATAACAAAATATAGAATACATCAACTTATCTATTAACATATACTTATTTGGAATACTTTTTTTCATAATGTCACTCATGTCAACACATGTTCCATTGAGTGTAGATATAATTTCCATTAGTTCATTATACTATTTTTTACTTTTTAACCGGTTTCTTTCCGAAATAAGTTTTGTAGGTAATATAATTTAGATATATAGTATATATTTTAGTATTATAGTATAATGGAAACAACAGAAACGTCGGATACTAAGATCGAAACACCTAGCATGGAAAATACATCAAATAAATCAATACAACTTGAATTAGGGGATATTATTGAATTGGTTGCACCATCCAATACGGATATTCATCAGATGACTGGCGTTATTACATACATCGATAGTGATAAAATATCCGTTATTAATACCGTTACTACTCGTACACATGTATTAAATATTACAGACAATGGTAAATTCAGTGATGAATCTATTACCGAAATTTATGTTTTATGTAAAAGTAACGAAAAAGGGTATGCTAGACAGAATAATTTATTACCAAAAACATGGATTGATATACACTTTGGAGGTGAAATTCCAACTATTATTACGGGTGAAATTACTAATTTAGAAGAAGATATGATTGAAATCACTACATTCCCTGAAATTATAACCATTTATATTAATTTTGGGTACAAAGGAGTTCCCGAAAATTTACCTATTGTACGGATTGATATTCGTGCAAAACCCGATTCTCTTAAAAATGTTGCTTCACTTGCTATCGTAAAACAAAATCTAGAAGATGGTGAAGAATTTGATCCAGAAAATTTTCAACAAGAAGACATCGCTACTATGGAATTTACCGAAACCGGAGAATCCATTATTAATGTACCCGACAATGTTAAAGGAGATGGGGACTTCCGAACCGCATTGCGAGATATATACATTGACGCCAATTCTATCATTTTTGGCGATTCGGCACAAGGATTAGAACAAGTTGTTGAAATACCTGAATCAGAAAAACGATACAGCATTGAATCGCAGGTGAATGACTTATTAGACGAGTTGTTATCCTCTATACCCAATAGTCAACGTACACAAAAGGTTATGGGTAACATTCATTTACTAATTGAAAGATTCAAAGAGTTACGTGTTAAGTTCTCAACATTTGATGAAAATCATAATATTGATAGTATTTTGCGAAAAGGACCATACAATAAACCACTTATTGATAGATTACACAATGTAGACACGCAATTAAGGTGGATAATACCAGTTGTATCTAACAAAAAATATATTTATAGTGAAGGTGGCGAGATTGAACCGAATGACACCATTGTAAGTAACGAGTCAACCGACCTTATTAACTTTTCAAACTTACAAACGGCATACTATGATAATAACAATACCGACCAAACATTGACGTACCAAACTTTAAATTCACGCATGTCTGAATTCACTGAACCATTTACCAACCCTTTACCAAACGACAATCATATAGAGACACGTAAGGTATTAACTAACATTGATGCTATTGTTGACAATTTAGGCGAGTTTAAATCAACCGTGTTTAGTAACTCTAGTGTGCCATTTTCGAGTCAACAATATGTTATTCAGCGATATAATCTTGGATTATCTAAACTTGATAAAAACGATTTGAACGCAAACAAGACACAATATATACGCAAACCTCTTACCTCAAATGATAACATCACTGTTAAGTCTATTATTATGATGCCTGAATCCATCGTTCAACACTCTAAAATTAATTTACCCACCACTAATATTTTACATAAATCCTCATTACATGAAACCTACTTTTCTATATTCCGACTACTAAAAAAAAATACGGACATTATTCCTCATGTTATTAATGATCTATCAAAAGAACTGGATTATGATACTATGCAAAAGGAGAACAAGGTTGATTTTGTTAACGGAATACAAGAGTTTATATTGGGAAATGAGTTTAACACTGACAGTTTTAATAACGATAAATACAAACACTTTTTACAACTTATTGTTCCAAAAACGCAATTTTTGGTTGAACTTGTCAAGAAATACGTTAAAAATAGTATATCGTTTACTGGGGTCGTACGGCAACTTGAACCATATATGGTTTACGGCGATGATATTACATTTAAACAATACACTCATATTCATTTCTTTATTAGAGAACGTATCAAAGAAATTAAATTAAATATTTCTTCCAAATCAGAACAATTTCGTGCTTTAAAAAACGCAAAATATGATATTCGACCATTTATTAATCCATTATTGAATTTAATCACAAATAAGACGGAACTTCTTGAATCATTTTATAACAGTTATCGGTTGTCTATAAACAATACACAAAGTGTTATTCCTACACCCCAAGAGGTTCTTTTACACATGAATAATAGTGACAATGGGAAATTATATACTAATTTAATCACCTCATTACTTATCTCGCTTATTACACCTGATAATATTAGTCAAACGCTACATAAACCTCACATTGATGATTTAACTGATAATGAAAAGATTAAACCCGCAGATTGTTCCAAACGCTTCTTAACAAAGAAATATATTTCTATGAAAGAACTTCAAAATGACAACAATGTTGATGTTATCTACTATGACAAGGATTTTGATAACACACCCTATCATATATTAGATAAATACAAGGCCGAACAGAAAAAAATGTTACCCGATATATTTAAAGAGTTTTTAACGGAAAATCTTATTCACAAACACGATTGCCTTCCTGAAATCGCAGGTTCATTAGCAGATGTTATTATTAACGGTAAAAAAAATGTATCCGATGGAGAATATGCTATGCTTGAATTGCGACCCACCTTACAAAACGGCGACGATATTAACAGTCTATCTACAAAAGAAAAGGATTCTATTGAAATAGAACAAGAGGTTCGTAAAAAAATTACCTATTATAGAAGAGTAAAAGACACATGGGTCAGCGATACAACTATTCAAGACGAATCCTTCATGGATACCGATTTATTGTTCTGCAATATTAGTCGCGAAATGTCCCAACAAAATAAGAATAATGATGGTAAACCTACACGTTCAAACCTTCTTAAGGAATTTGATAAACGTTTCGAATTAACATTGGATGAACTTGAGTCAAGATTAGAAAGTAATATCACTTACCATACAAATATGTTAACCAAAACACGTATGTTGCGCCATATACAATTACATAAAGCAAATAATCTAGCCTACATTATTGGAAATACAACAAATACTCCCGATATTATAATATCACCTCATCTACAATTGAGGGATTTAATACTCGGGCAAGATAATTTCGCGAAAAAACAACAGAATATTATTACATTTGTTACCGTATACTGCCGATCACCTATGGTAACCGAGTTGAACGAACATCACGCATGGTTATATTGTATTGAGACCAACACCAAACTATTTCCTATTTCTTTACATGTTCTCGCAGAATCATTCACTAATAATCGTTCGTATGGGGAAAAACTGGATGAAATATGTCATTCTAATGGTGTATTAAGTGATGATGGAGACTCGATTATAGATAAATATAGCGGATTTGTTCTTCGTAAAATGGATTTTAGTTCCGAAGAAGGATTCACTGAAGCCGGATTTAAGATGTCGTCCAGGGATATTATGGAAAAAGACCTCGGTAATGTTTTAATTGATTCTATTTATAAAGGTAAGAATCGGGTATTCGAGAACAATACTACAGAAACCATATTTAATGTTATGTCGGCTATATCATCAAACATTGATATTAATATAGATTCAATTGAGGATTTTATTATAAGAACATCCTCTGAATTGATAGAAAATAACATACTCAGTGAAGTAAAATATGCGAAACGTTCCAAGAAAATGGAGAAGACCAATGATAAACAGTTAGGGCCATATAAAGAATATTATAATGAGACTATGATTATCATTGTTGCTAGTGTTTTTATAGTTGGGGTACAAACTTCTATTCCATCATTTATCTCAAAAAACACTTTTCCAGGTTGTGTTCGTTCATTCAGTGGTTTCCCTATGGACGGCATTGAAGACCTTACTGGGATCAAGTATATCGCATGTATCTTAAGTAAAATGAAAACTCAAGTATCTCCATGGGATGCTATTAAAAAATACAAATCTAATATAATTGCTAGCCGAATTAAGGATATCATTGAAAAATACATAATAACTCGAAATGACATTACCGAAATGTATGTGAAGAAACGTGAATATATTATTTTAAATCCAGAATTACAATTACCATCGGAACATCATATTAATAAATGGGAACATTTCTTACCACCCGTTGTCAAATTCTCCATTGTCAAATCACTTAAAAACGTTACTAACGATTTTAAACAAGAAGTTCTTGAACTTGTACGTAACGGTAAACCGGAACAGTTTAAATCGATTGCTGTATTAAAAAGTAAGATTTCACAGTTTGGATATGGAATTATTGAATATATTAATCATATAGTAAGAACCAAAGACCAATTGTTAAAAACGTCGTCACAACTACCGTTTTTAGAAAACGGATGTTGCAATGAAGGTAGTGTTATTAACCCAATCGTATATTTCAATTCAGAAGATAATAACATCAATGTCAATATAAAGATTGTTAACCAACTTTCAAACATTGTTAATGATTTAAATAAACTTACTAGGGCTCCGTTGTTTTATCATCCAGCATTTACTGGAATTAATTATTCTTCCGTTACTACGGGCGATAAAGAAGAACTTATATATTCTACAGTTATCCATTACTGCAATCTTGATCGCAATTTACCAGTACCAAATCTATATAAGTCCATATGTAACGAGCGCCCATCAGGGTATGATTCAAATTGGTCTCTTCCCGATAAAATAGAATTTATGAAACGCAATGGAAAACGATACACGGAAAGTCATCTTGATAAACTAATGGATATTGTATTTAATAATAACATTGTCGACGATAAAACTAGATTACCATTCGATCAAATTACCGTAATCAAAGAAATTATTCATAATTTGGATAGTACAGAATCGAAAATTATTGAGGAACCTTTGAGAAAACTTTTAATGAAGGTTTTGAATAAATATAACCCAAAGATAATGACGCATGAGAAAAATGACGAATTAAAAGCACTTGACCGATACTTAACTAACACAAATACCAAATTACAAACTGAAATTATGAAATTCTTGAATAAACATGGGAATCTAACCGATTTAGAATTCAACAAAATTACCTCGTTTCTCGATAATATTACAAAGTGGTCTATCGATGAAATGTCTAGCAATACCGAACGGTCTGATACACATATGCATACAATTATTCAATTTCTCAAGAATTCTTCTTTTGATATTGGTAATATTTATCCTATCGCATTATTGAGCGATGAACCATTTTATTATAATGTTCCACGACATTGGGGAATTAGTAAGAAACATATTTCTGATATCAAACAATTTATTGAAAAATATTACGAGAACCTTCAACAATTTAAATCGGATACTGTACTTAAACGCTTACTTACCGAATTAAATTTACGCATCTCGGGGGTTACACAGTTCATTAATCATTTTCCCGTACAAACTGGTATTGTTAAAAATATAGAGGATACACGAGTT